GGTTTTATGAAATAGCTTTTAATGGAGATGTTTATGTAAAATATTATGAATTAAATGGTAATAATATAAATTGGAATAATGGGGATTTAAAGATATATGCAAAAATAATACTTACAAGAAATAACCAAACCACGATATTAGCAGAAACAAGTATCCCAATTAACTTTACCCCAAGTGATGCTGCGGGACATGCAAATCCCTGGTTGGATGTATCCCAAGCAGTTCCTATTGATATGGCAAAATCTAATGTATATCTATTAGAGTTTGATGAGATTAGAATTATTTTTGCCTTTGAATTTAATAATGTAGGATTTGTTGGTGGTAATAATGATAAATTTGCAGTAGCTTTAATAAATGAAAATCTTAATAAATTAACAAAGTTTGAAGTAATCCCATCTAATAATACTTTATCGGGGGTTGATGACCCGATTGATATGAACCAAATTTTACCAAACAACACTATTAAAGATTTTTTCATATCTATTTTAAAAATGTTTAATCTGGTTACTTGGGACGACCCATCTAATAATAATATAATCAACATAGAACCCCGTGATGACTTTTATTCTTCACGACAAAGGGTTTTAGATTGGACTTATATTTTAGATAAATCACAAGACATTAAAATAACCCCGATGTCTGAATTAGATGCTTCGGTTTTTACATATTCGTATAAGGAAGATAAAGATTATTTTAATACACAATATACAGAAGAAACAAAAAGGATATATGGGGACTATGCATTATCGGTTGATAATGACTTTTCAAATAAAGAACAAAAATTAGAAATATTATTTTCACCAACACCTGATACACAATATGCTATTGGGGATAGAGTAGCTCCCGAATTTGTTGATATAGAAGAAAATGAATTTAAACCTGTAAAAACAAAAACAAGAATACTTTTTTATGGGGGATTACAAAATACAAACTACCCTTTTTATCTAAAAGATTTTGTTGGAGAACCAACAAATACAAGTATATTATGTAATCAATATCCTTATTGTGGTATGTGGGACGACCCGTATTACCCCACTTTTGATTTAGGATTTGGGACAACAGATAAAATCTATTGGAATACAACAAACTACCCCGTTAGGACATTAGTGGAGGAGTTCCATAAAAATACATTATTAGATATTATAGATATTAATTCTAAATTATTAGAGGCGAATTTTGTATTGCGTCCTAAAGATATTGCAGATTTAGATTTTAGAGATATTATATTGATTGATAATAGTTATTGGAGATTAAATAAGGTAGTTGATTACAACCCAATTGGGTCAGATAAAACCACAAAGGTTGTTTTATATAAATTAAATAACATTAACATATTTGCTCCCGACAATATTGAGGTTGCAACACAAACAAAGGGATTACCTATTGACTTAATAAAGACACAAACCCCTCAAGGTTTAGCTTTTGTATCCAAGTCGGGAGCAATACTTACCGAAGACAATTGTAATGCATTAGGTGGGGTTTATACACAAGGAGTATGTTGGGCGAGAACAAGTTTAAACGAATATATCTTTGATAGAAATGGTGAAGCCACATCTAATATAGTTTTAAAAGGTGGGGCAAATGGAACTGCGGCATCAGTTGATAGGACGATGGCGATGATGAAAAACAATAACGCTGTTGAAAGTCCTGGTTATATTATTCGTGGAAATAATAATAATGTTGGGGGAGGTATAATGTCGGGTATGATAATAGGTGATAATAATTCAATACCAAGTCAGTCCCCATTCCCAACCTCATCAGGAACAACAGGTTCAACAAACACTTATGATAAAATCATCGTAGTTGGTGATAATATAACCCCTAATGAAAATACATCTATTTATGTTGGTAATTGGAAACTATCCTCTATTGATGGGTTAGTTTATAATACATTTTATTTAACGGATGGGGGAGAAAATGATGTTATGAAAATTGATAAAACAAACTTAATAGATATAATTGACGGAACGGAAGATAGTGTTAGAAATTATGGGGGAGATAGTAAGTCCCGTCCTATTATAGATGGTGGTAATAGTAATTCAATTTAACAAAAACAAACAACAAAAATAAATATTTAGATTAAAAACTTATGTCGGATAAAACAGAATATTCAAGATTATTATTAAAGAGAACTAACACACCTGGTGTAGTTCCAACAATACCAACAGGTAATACTTTATCAACATTTATAGATACGGACACTTTTATTGGTGAAATATTTGTTAATGTAAATGATGATAGTGCATGGATTAGAACAAACAACGGACAAATACCACTTTTAGTTTCAGGTTCAACATTCAGTGGTGGTAGTGGTAATTGTATTGCAGATTTATACATCACAAACTTACACGGATGTTCCCCAATCACAATATTTGATGATATAATTTTAGATGGTTCAGTAAAAATACTTGGGGATACAAGTAAATCATCTTTATCTTTACAACAAGGTTTATCCCCAATTACAAAATTAAAGGTTGAAAACCCATTAGACGCCACCGATGTTAATACAATCAATTCTACATATCAAGGAACAAGTATAGTAGTTGAAACAAATGGGGTTAATGCGGCAACATTTAGTATTGATGATACAGAAAATATAATATTAGATATACCATCTGTTGCGGGTAATCTACCGATGAATTTAACATTATCTCCTGGAGTTTTTAGTGTATTTACAAGTGATAATATCACTGGGGATTTTGCAACACAAGTAGTTTTTCCTACTAATCTTGGTAGCTCAGTCGTTGATAGCGCAACTGGTTATGGTTATTCTTATACAGCAGACCCAACAGCCTTATTACACGATTTACAAACTTTAGATACGGCTACAGGTGAATACGCTAAATTACACATACCCACATCAAAAAGTTTAAATTTAATATATGATGATACAGCTGGAACAACAATTGTAAATTCACTTGAAGTTAGTAGTATTGCTATTCAAATGGATGCAACAATAGGTGGTGTTGGTAGTCAAGTATTAGTTAGTGCTGCTGGTATTCAAATTGACCCCTCTGCTTCAGCTTTTTTAAGATTATTAAATATACCCGCATTTGCTAATGATGCCAATGCTGGTGGTGGTGGTTTAACAACGGGAGACATATTTCAAACTGATGGTTCAGGAGCAGCTCCCCTTAATGCCGCAGGAATACTAATGATTAAACAATAAAAAAAATATTATGCCAATTCAAGATTGTAATTTAAACGACTTACCAGGCTATAAGTGGGGACAAGAGGGTAAATGTTATACCTATACCCCCGATAATGAAGGAGAACGAAGGAATGCAAAAAAGAACGCTATTATACAAGGATACGCTACAGGCGAATATAATGCCATAGTTGAAATAACTTGTGAAAAAGGACATCCTAAATCAAATAAAAAATAAGATATGGCACAAACGGCACAGATAAATATTAAAGTTGATAGTAGTCAGGGACAGCAAAGTGTTGATGGTTTAAATAATTCCATAAAAACAACAGAACAATCAACAGGAACTTTAAAGGCACAATTAAAATCACTAACACAAGAATTACAGGGATTAGAACCTGGTTCAGCAAGATTTACAGAATTAACATTAAAGGCGGGACAATTAAAGGATAAAATATCAGACACCGCATCTGTAATTAATGCGACCGCCACATCAGCAGTAGGTAATTTAGGTGCAGGATTAACAAGTGTAGCAAAAATTGGGGTTAATGCATTTCAAGGTTTAGCGGGAGCTCAAGCCGTATTTGGTAGTAAGTCAGAAGCCCTACAAGAAACGATGGTTAAATTACAAGGGTTAATGGCTATGTCGGGAGCTATTGCATCGTTAGGTGAGTTAGGGGATGATATAACAAAATTAAAAACTAACTTTGTGGCTTTTGGTAAATCCGCATCAGCGGCATTACAAGGAGTAAAAGGTGCAGTGGCAGCAACGGGTATAGGTTTATTAGTTATTGCTGTTGGTTTATTAGTTGCTTATTGGGATGATATTAAAGCTGCGATGAGTGGGATTAGTGTAGAACAAGAAAACCTAAATAAAAAAGCAGCAGCAAATCTGGAATTACAAGAAAAGAAATTTAAAGAATTAAAAGGACAAGATAATATATTAAAACTACAAGGTTTAACTGAAAAAGAAATTTTACAAAAAAAGGTTTTACAAGGTAAGGCAAATATTGGTGCATTAGAAGTAAGTATTAAAAACGCTAAACTAACACTAAAATCACAAATAGAAACCGAACAAAGAAATAAAGATATACTCAAAGGGTTTATAATGCTTTCTATGGCTCCCCTTTTACTAATTACCAAGGCTATTGACTGGATTTCGGAGGGACTTGCTTTGTTAGGTATAACATCAGGAGCTCTTAATTTAACAGATAGTATTACTGATACTCTTGCGAGTTTTGTATTTGACCCCGAGGCAGTTAAAACGGATGGGTTAAAAATGATTGAGGAACAAGAAAATACTTTATTGGGGTTAAAAAATGAAGTCGCTGGCTATCAACTTGCAATAAATAAAATTGAAGCAGACGCCATAGCAGCAAGAAAAAGTGCAGCAAAAGGAGAAACGGATAATAAACAAAAAACCGCAGACGAACAACAAAAACTTGCAGAAGAAAATTTAAGAAAATTAAAAGATAGTGAATTAGCTTTAATGGAGGAGGGACGAGCAAAAGAATTAGAGGCAAACAGAGTTAGTTTTGAAAGACAAATTGAAGATTTAAAAAAGAATAAGAAAACATTAAGTGATGTTGAATTAAAAATTATAGATAATTTAAATGCAGAAAAAATTCAAAAAGATAAAGAAATAAACGCGAATTTTGATAAACAAGCTGACGAAGAACTTAAGAAAAAACAAGATAAAGAAAAACAAGAAAAAGAAGAAGCCAAAAAACTTCGTGAGGAAGCATTCCAAGATGAGAAAAAAGTAAGGGATTTAAAAATCTCCCAAATGGAAAGTGGAGAAGCAAAAGAAAAGGCAATTCGTCAAGGGGCATATACTGAAAGATTACACGATTTAGACAAATTATTAGAGGAGGAAAAAATAAGTAGGCAAGATTACCAAGACATAGTATTATTAGAAGAAAAAATATTTAATGCCGATATGGCAAAAATTGAGGAAGATGCGGCGGCGAAACGATTAGAGGAACAAAACAAAAAATATGAGGAATTAGCAAAAAACATTTCTTTATATGGGGACGCAGTTTTAAATTTAGCAAATTCATTAAATGCCTTATTTGAAGAAGTGGGTAAAAAAAGATTAGAAAAAATAAACGAAGCTGCCGAGGTAGAGAGTTTATCATTAAAATCCCAACTGGAAAATAGAATAATAAGTCAAGAGGAGTTTGATGCTATTACACAACAAAATCAACAGAAATTAGAAGAAGAAACTAAAAAAATACAAAGAAAGGCTTTTAATAGAGAAAAAGGTATTAATATTGCAACAGGTATTCAAGCAGGAGCATTAGCCGTATTACAAGCATTAGGTGCAGCCCCACCACCAGCGAACTTTATATTAGCAGGTATAGCTGGAGTTGCATCAGCAGCACAAATAGGGGTTATAGCCTCACAACAATTTAAAGCCGCAAGAGGTGGTATTGTTCCTGGTAATGGAATGCCAGGAGATGTTGATAGTGTATCATCTATGTTAGCACCTGGCGAAGCGGTAATAAATGCCCGTTCAACCTCTATGTTCCCCCAAGCATTAGATATGATTAACAGAGCTGGTGGGGGTCAATCATTATTACCACAATTGGGTTCAGGAACATCAAACGGACAAGGTGTTGTATTTGGGGATAATAATAATCAAAACCAAACCATAAGGGCTTATGTTGTTGAAAGTGAAATAACCTCATCACAAAAGAGAATAAATCGTATTGAAAATAGCGTTCAATTTTAACGACTAAACAAAAAACACTAAATTGATATTTAGATTATGGAAAAATTACCAACTTACTATTTAGAAATAGATGAAGATAGTATGAAAAGTGGGGTTGATGCAATATCATTCGTCACCTCTCCCGCAACACAACTTAATTGGACTATGTTTAGTGTATTGAACGATACATTTAATGACTATCCAAAAGCTGCAAGTGAAAACGCATGTAGAGCTTTAAAATATCAAAGAGAAAATAAAACTGATTGTGGAACTTTGGTTGGTTTAAAAAGGGCAAACCAATTATGTAATGGGGATAAATTATCTTTAGACACAATCGGTAGGATGGCATCATTTAAAAGACATCAACAAAATAAAGATGTTCCATACGACAAAGGTTGTGGAGGCATCAGTTGGGATTTTTGGGGTGGTGATGAAGGAGTTGAATGGGCATTACGCAAGATGGAGTGGGCTAATAGAAATATGTGGAATAATAATATGAGTAAATTAGAATTTTCACTTAACGAAGAAAAAAGAATTATCACAGCCCCCGTTATGTTGGCTGAAACCCCCATATTAAGATTTAACCCAACAATTGGTAAGTATTATGTTAAATTTAAAGAGGAGACGATTTTAAAGATGATGAAAAAATACTTCAAAGAAAATAAAATACATCGTGTAAATGAAGAACACGACCCCACAAGGATTGCTAATGGTGTATATATGATTGAGAGTTTTATAGTGGGGGATAGAAACGAAAGTAAATTATACCCTGACTTACCAAAAGGTAGTTGGGTAGCATCGTTTTTTATTGAAGATGAAACCTATTGGAATGAAATAAAAGAAAATGGTTTTACAGGATTTAGTTTAGAAGGATTTTTTAAAGAAGATTATGAAACACAACTATCGGATAAGTTATTTAATTCGGTAAAAAACATATTATTTTCTAATTTACCTGATGAAGATAAAGAACAACAAATAAAACTAATACTTGGATTATGAAAAACCTTACTATTAACTTTTGTCTTGCCTTTTTAACTTTTATGTCCCCACTATTTCCACTAATGATGATAATAACAATAGCTACTATTTTTGATACATTTGTTGGTAGGTGGTATGCTAAACAAAAGGGGGAACTTATTACAAGTGGAAAAACAAGAAGGGGATTATGTGTTAAACTAATAATTTATTTATCGGTAATATTATTTTCTTATTTTATAGATTATTATATGATAAATGAAATCACAAGGAAATACATTTGGTTTGATTATGGATTTACAAAATTATGGACTGGGTTTTTCATTTGGATAGAATACACAAGTATTGATGAAAAAGTAAAATGGATTAAAGGAGAAGGTATTACAGATAAGATTAAAAAGTTTTTTAGTGGTCTTAAATCCATTATCTATGGGGTAAGTGAGGTGAAGGATAAGTTGGAGAAATAAAAACCATTAAACATAATAAAATAAACTATATTTATAAAAAAAAAGCATGAATAAAAAAACAATTTTAGGGAAAATTAAAGAACTTTTTAATACAGATGAAAAGTTTGGTGCCGATTACAAAACCACCGATGGTAGAATAATTAGATGTTATGGTGAAGGTTTGGATGTTGGTGAAATGGTAAAAGAAATTACCGCAGATGGTGAAGTAGATTTACCAAACGGAGATTACGAATTAGAGGATGGTTTATTGCTTAATGTTGTTGATGGTAAAATTACTAATATCACAGAACAAACTGAAGCATTAGAAATTGATGTAGATGATGTTGAAGATAGTATTTCTATGGAAGATAAGGATATGGTAGAAAAAGACAAAATGATGGATTTAGATACAACCCTTATGGACGGAACAAAGGTAAGAGTTATTGGAGGGTTGTTAGCAATTGGTGCAAGAGTTCAAGCTTTTATTGATGGTAAATATATTAACGCACCTGAAGGACAACATAATTTAATAGATGGTGTAATTATCTATGTAGATGCTGATGGACTTATCAACGAAATTGAAACCCCCGATACTAAAAAAGAAGAAGAGGAAGGTATGGCTGAATTATTTAATTCATTATCTTCTTTAATCAAAGAGGTTAAAAGATTAAGAGTTGAGGTGAAATCTATTAAAGAAGAAAATAACACGATGAAAAATGATTTTAATAAATTTTCAAAGTCCCCTTCTGAAACACCTACAAATCACGAAATTAAATTTTCAAAAACAAGTAAAGATGATAAATTAAAATTCTTTGCAAGATAAAAAAAATAAAATAAAAAAATAAACTAATTAAAAAATTACATTATGTCTTTAAATGTTTTAGGTCTAACGACTTACACTGACGAAAATAAGATGGCTTTGATTAAAAAAGCAATCTTGGGGGGAAGAACCCTACGATACATTTCGGTGCAACCTGATATAAAATCAAGTGCAACGATTAACATCCTAAACTCTGACTTGGTTGCTCAAGCAGGTGCCTGTGGTTTTAACGATGCTGGCGAAACAATTTTAACTCAACAATTATTAGCGGTATGTCCGTTAAAGGTTAATGAGAGTATTTGTCTGGATACTTTGGAAAATTATTATACGCAAAAAATGATGAGACCAGGTAGTTATAACGAACAAATCCCTTTTGAAGAAATCTTTGCATCTGAAAAGGCTGATAAAATCAACGCTCTTATTGATGATTTGATTTGGAAAGGTGATGTTTCTCTTACAGGTTCAACTAACCTAAACTTATGTGATGGATTTGGGGTATTAGCTTCAACAACTTTTTCAGGTTCAGTAGTTAATGGTAATATTACTTCAGCAACTGCAATCACAGCAGCAAACATTATTACTTTAATTGATGATGTTTCTTCAGTTGTCCCTACTAACATTTTAGGACAAGACGACTTAACATTATTTGTTGGTTATGATGTGTATAGAACATACGCATTGGCTCTACGAAATGCTAACCTTTTCCACTATACAGGTGCAGAAAATCAAGGTGAGGACTTTTCACAACCAATACCAGGAACGAACATTAAAGTTGTTGCTGTTCGTGGTTTAAATGGAACAAACCAAATGTTCTTATCATCAGCATCTAACTTTTACTTTGGAACTGACTTATTATCAGACGCAGAGGAGTTTAGAATTTTTTATTCTGCTGACTTTGACGAGGTGAGATTTAGAGCTAAATGGAAGCAAGGAGTTCAATTTGCATTCCCTGACTATGTTGTATTCTTTCAACTATAATAATTAAAAAAACTTAAGGGGTGAAAGTCCCCTTTATAAAAAAATAAACTAAAAAAAAACATAAAGATATGAGTTGTATTATAGACCAGGGATATTTGCTCGGTTGCGCAACATTAGGAGGAGTAGAGAAAGTATGGATTGGAACTTGGGATATAGACCAATCATACGCATTTGATGTATGTAATACTATTACTGGCGTAACATCTGGTATTACATTATACGAAATAGAACAAGATATAGAATATGCAGGAATTAACCAAAACGGACAATTTTCAAGAGAAAATGGTAGCGTTTTTTATGAGAGTGTATTATCATTAAAGTTCATAGAATTAACTTGTGATTTAAGAAATCTAATTGTCGCTCTTGGTAGGGCACCGATTTTCGCAGTAGTGAAAAGTAATGCTGGTGCATATTATGCGATGGGCGTAGAAAGTGCGGGTAGAGCTACGGCTGGAATGCTTTCATTAGGTGTAGCTCTCGGAGATATGAATGGCGCCACCTTAGAAATCACCACTAAATCTGCAAATGGTATTTATCTAATTGACGGAGCGTTAGTAGGAACATCATTACCAGTAGCACCTTAATTGTAAAACTTTTACATAGGGGTTTTAAATTTATCCTTTTATTCGTTTAACCCTATAAACCCTCATCTTTTCAGGTGGGGGTTTTTTACATATAAACAAAATTTAAAGTTCCATATTTATAATAAAAACAAATATGATTACAATATCGGCTAACACACAAACATTAGTTCCTTTAACATTATTTGAAAAAACCACCTTGTCGGGTGCTACTTATATTATGGATTTATTTAGTAATCAAAACCACGACCATAATTATTTTTTTTTAACAGGTGATACGACAAATAATAATGCAAGATATAACTATTTCCCCGTTAATATAGGTTATTTAAATTTAATCGGGGGAACTTATGATTACTTTGTATGGCAAACAACAGGTAATACTTTATCAACCACAGGATTAACTATCAACGATGTTGTTGAAAGTGGTTTATGTAATATAATAACATCAGGTTCAACATCAGGAACAACATTTAATAGCCCTAAAACAGAATATACATTTGAAAATTAATATGAAAAATAAAAACGAAGAAATAATATTGAACGAAGAAGTAAAATCATTAAAGGGGGCTTTTAAGGTCTTTAATTTTGGTGAAGAGTATGTAGCTCCCGAATATAAATATAATGAAGCACACGGGTTCATTCAGTGGGGAAATGATAATCTATACCCCCACTATTTATTAAACTTGTATAACCATTATGGTTCAACCGCACATAAATCTATCATTAACAAAAAAACCCGTTTAACTACAGGGTTTGGATTGGCAGATATAATAACTCCTGAATTAAGACAATATGTAGAGGATAATAATTTAGATGAGGTATTACAAAGATGTAATGTTGATTTTGAAGTTTTTAATGGTTTTTGTTTTGAGGTAATATGGAATATGGATGGTAGCTCATTTTCAATACATTACATGCCATTTGCTAAAATAAGAAAGGGTATTGAAACAAAAGAAATAGATTATCCGCATTATTGGTATTCTAAAAATTGGAGGGAATTTAAAAAAGACGAATATCAACCAAGATTTATTAAAAAGTTTAACCCATTAGAAAGAACGGGGAAACAACTATATTATTATATTGAACCTAACCCACAACAAGATGAGGTTTATAGCATACCAGGATATTCTACAAGTATAAATTGGATTGAGTTAGATTACGAAATAAGTAGGTTTCATCTTAATCAAGTAAAACTTGGGTTCGCCCCGTCGTTTCTAATTAACTTTGCTACTGGCATACCTGGTATTGAAGAAATGGACGAATATTATAGAGATTTTAGACGAAATTATCAAGGGTCGGGAAATAGTGGTAAGGTAATAATCACCTATTCAAACGGAGCAGATGAAAAACCTGAAATAACACCCATTACTTTAAACGATAGTGATGAGCGTTTTATTATGTTGCAAGATATGGTAGAGAAAAATATAGTGATGGGGCATGAAATACCCCCACAATTGATTATTCTAACCCCTGGCAAATTAGGTTCAACACAAGAAAGACAAGAATTACTCGTTGAATTTCAACAATATTATATTGAAATTAGACAACAACAAATGGAAGCACAATTTAATTATGTTTTATCTAAAATTGGTTTTAATGAAGAGATAAGATTAAAAAAATATGATGAGGTTAATGTGGATAAAGAAGAAGATTTAGGAATACAATTAAAAGCACAGGCAGAATTGAAGGGGTCAGCAGCGGGAGTTCAGGGTATTTTAGCAATACAAGCGTCCGTATCACAAGGTATTACAAGCGTTGATAGTGGGGCATCAATTTTAGAATTAATATATGGTATAAACCCCACACATGCAAGACGAATGTTAGGAGAACCCGAACAAAAAATAACCCCTGATAATACACAACAAATACTTTAATCATTATGGCAAATTTAAAAGTAAAATTTATTTCAACAATATATTTGAAACAAAACACAACTATAGAAGATAATGTGGATGATAATAAACTCGTTCCGTTTATCTATTCTGCACAAGACACACATATCCAACAAGTTTTAGGAACTAATTTTTATAACAGATTAAAATCGGGGGTTACGCTTAATAACTTAACCACCTTAGAAACAGATTTTTTAACTGATTATGTGCAACCTTGTTTAGCGCAATGGGTATATTTTGAGGCATATCCGTTCCTTAATTTTAAAACGACTAATAAAGCCGTATCAAAAGAAAGTAGTGAATTTTCACAACCATCGGAATTGGACGAAATAAAATATATGAGAACCGCCATTAGAGATTTAGCTGAATTTTATTTAAGAAGGATTGCCGCTTATTTATGTGATTTTGGTTATTTATTTCCTGAATATCAAAATCCTGACCCGTATGAAAATTTAGTTGCAAATAGTAAAGCGTATTTTAGTGGAGTATATCTTCAAAGAAGGGGTAGAGATTTATTTAGAGATATACCAACATTTGTCGGTGATAGATATGATTGTAGTAGAGGAGGTTGTTAATTATGGAAGATATAAAAAAAATAGAGGAAATAATCAATCACCCCAAGTTGAGTGATGATTACAAATTTAATACAATAAAAGATATTGTTTTTTTTAAAAATTATACAAATTATGTTAGGTCTTCTAATGTTGAAGTGGTGTCGTATAACGACGAATTAAAGGAAATGGTAATAAGGTTTAATAACGGACAAACTTATACCTACTATAATGTTGATATGCGTTTGTTTGACGACATCGTTGATGGTAATGGTGTATGTATTACCTCTGGACAAAATAAATACGGGAGATGGAATATTGGTAAATCCCCCAGTATTGGTGCAGCTGTGTATGATAAATTAGTTGAAGCAAATGTCTCTTATAAAAAAGGGGGACAACTATTTAAATAGTTAAAAATAAATAAAGTAAAAAAAAAACAATATGCCTTATACAATTGATATGAATTATTTTTGGAGTAATTCAAATGTAGTTAGTGGAGCTACACCACAAACCTACGACCAATATACAACTTTTTCAGGAGGATTATTGATGGGTGATGGTTCTATAATTTATAGTATGAAAGAATGGTATGAATATAATAATCATTCAAGGTTTAGTTTTTGGAGCCAGTGGAATACTATTAGTAATGGGGATGTTCCGTATGAATTTATTGCTTATGAAAATACTAATGACCCAAATATTTATGACTTTTATACCTTTTGGAAATATGCAGGTGCATACATAGGAACAAATATACCTTCACCACCAGCATATAATATTATGGCAACAGGCTTTCAAAATCTTACTTGTGGTTTTTCAAATGATAGTGGTGATACATTTTCAACAAGTGTAATTCAAATACCATCAGCATTACCAAGTGGGGTATTTGCACCAGCACAAATGAACTCTAAAGCCCTTGCAGGAACAAAAGCATATTTTGGTTCAACTCATGCTGCGGGTAAAACTTATATTTACAAATACGACATCCCAACACAATCATATACTTTACAACACACCTTTAGTGCGGTCGCCAGTAAAGCTGCTGATGCGATGATTTGGGTAAATGATAATTTATTCTATTCATTTACAACAACTAATACATTTAATAAACAAACATCAATAAACGGATTAACAACTTTTACACAAAGCACAATATCCCCATCATTTTTCCCACAAAAAGCGGCATATTCTCCAAGTTTAAATAGAATGGTATTGGGTGGTAGAAGGAGCCCATCAGTTAATACAACAAGATTTTTATACTCAACAGATATAGGTTCAACTTGGAGTGTTTGTTCTTCACACACATCATTTGCACAAGATATAGTATCTGTAGAGTGGATTGATAATATTGGTTTATTTGTTGCAGTCGTTGGAAATACATTAGCATCCCCAAGTTATACTGCAATTTATACATCTGGTGATGGAGACCACTGGACAGAAGCATATTTTTCAACACAACCTGCAACTAAAGAAGATTATATCTGTCAGGCTTATAATCCCCAAACTAATCTTTGGATGTGTATGAGTGATAATGCCGACTTTGGTTTAGTATCTTATGATGGTTGTGTTTCATTTACCACTATTGCCCCACCAAAAGTAAATTACTCACAATTAGTTTGTGTTCCTGATATTAACAGGTTTATTGCTTTTGATAAAAATGCTGGAACTGATGGTGTATATTATACTGATAGTGATGGATTAGGATGGAACCAACCAACATCTCCT